TAGTCTTATATTACAACCAGAAAAAGCTTCATCAATATTAAAAAGCATAATTAAAACTGTTAATACAATTAATAATATAGCCCAAAAGGTATTAGGATTTATTAATACACTTCAGGTTATAACAAAGGTATGTATATTGCTAATTAAAATTTTTAATGTAGTAAGTGCTTTCTTTATAGCATTGCCTATACCTAATATGAGTACTACTATAGGTATAACAAATAAGTTCTCTGATATATTACAGAATAAAGTAAAGGAAGCAGGACAAAAAAAATTGATACTTAGATTAGAACAAATATTTGCTGTTTTAAATTTAACAGCAATAGTAGTTACTAGTTTGTATGCAGCTATTCAAAATATTATAGATAGATTAAAATTAATACAACTTAATCTAGATAACTGTCCTAATAAGAATGTGGATCTGCTTAATGAAATTAATGATTCTATTAATGATCTAACAAAAACTTCTGTTAAGTTAGGTAACTTTTTGAATCAATATAATGATCAACAAACAAAATCAGAAAGTCAATTTGGAAAATATGCTATTAAAATTGTTACTGAGCAAGTAGTAGATGAAGGTATTAATTTAAGGAGAAGATATGGAATTGCTAGGGATACAAATGGATATATTGTAGTTCAATCTACTCCTACATTTGCTTCACTTGATTTAATTATAATAAATGAAGTAAAAGCTCTATTAGTATCTAAAGGTCTAGTTTCATCTAATTTATCAAGTCTATCTTCAGAAGATCAAGTTACTATATTAGAAGCCGCTAGGTTCTTAGGAGAGGATGAAATAGGCTTAGATAATATAGAATTGAGCGTATCAGATATACAAACTATAGAGGAGCAAGATTCTGAATTAGGCATAAGCATGTTTATAAACAATCTTCCTGGAGGCAGGGCCTTGAGAAAAAGGATTAGAGATAAGATGATAAATAATGCTAGCAAATTAGGAAGTGACTTAAAATCAACAGATCCAGGAGGAAAGTTTTCATCTGGCTTGATACAGCAACAGGAGTCCGAGACTAACAAGCTAGAGATACAAAACCTAGAAGATAGTATTGATGGTTGGAAAAAAGAAGTGGCCCTAGCAGCTTCACAAGGGGTTAGTGGTTTGGTTATTTTAAGAGATAGGACTCAAAAAATAAAAGATGCTGAAAAGAAGATTCAGCAATTAAGACAAGGATAAAATACCCAGTATAAAATATTTATAAGATATGGCACAAATAGATGCACTTAGAAAATTAATAAGAGAAGAGCTCAGGGCAGTTCTAAATGAGGAGCTTCCTAAAATACTAAAGGAGGTTAAAACTCCTGTTGTGGTGGATCAAAAGAAAAACCTACAAGAACAGATTAAATCGAAGATACCTGGTACATTGAATACCGCGTCTCCTAAACCAATTAAGTTTACAGGAAACAATCCAATGGCAGCTTTCTTAAATGATACTGCTAAAAGTATGATAAGTGAAGACTTCTCTATGACTTCAGCAGATGTACATCCAGCTATGGCTTTTCAACCTAATCAAGTATCTGTAGGATCTGTTGGAGGAATGCTAGGTACAGCAAGGCCTAGTTCAAATATAGATGCAGTTCAAATTAATGAGGTTCCAGACTTTAGTGCTTTAATGGGCAAACTTAAAGAAAGGGGTGAAATCTAATGGCATACGGATTAAAGAAAATATCAGTAGTAGATTTAAAGCCATCAATTGGGGTAGGAATTAAAATCCCTTTTGATGCTGAGAATGTATTTTCTACCGTATATACTACAAAGGATCAGACCAAGTATAACTTGATCAACTTCTTATTAACAGACCCAAGAGAAAGGCCATTCAATCCTACTTTTGGAGCCGGCCTTAGAGCAAGACTATTTGAGCCAATAGATCAGGTTACATTTGATGATATCAAAGAATCGATCAGAACTCAAATAGAAGCTAACTTCCCCAACGTACAGATTGTTACTTTAGATATTATAGGAAACCCTGATTATAATTCTATAAACATACAATTCAGTTATCGTTTATTAAGATCAAATGAGAACGACTCAGTAACAATGACTATACAAAACTTCTAAAGATGCCGAATCAAGTAGACATAAAATACCTTAATAAAGACTTTACTTCATTCAAGTCGGACTTGATAGAGTATGCAAAGTCATACTATCCTACAGTCTATAATGACTTTAATCAGGCTTCACCTGGTAGTATGTTTATTGAAATGGCTTCTTATGTAGGAGACGTTTTGTCATTCTATTTAGATAATCAAATTCAAGAGACTTTCTTAGAATACTCTAAACAAAAAGGCAATTTGTATACTATGGCTTATATGTTAGGCTATAGACCAAAGGTTACATCTGCTGCAACAGTTGTATTAGATGTATATCAACAAGTTCCTTCATTAACTGTTAGCGGAAGCACCAGCCCAGATTTTTCATACGCCATGATTATTGATCAAGGCATGCAAGTCAAGTCTAATGTAGATAGTTCAGTACTATTCTATGTACCACAAAAGGTTGACTTTACGACTTCTTCTTCATATGATCCAACAACCATAGAAGTATATACTATTAATGGATCAAATGTTCCTACATCTTACTTGTTGAAAAAAAGTGTTCAAGCACTATCAGGACAACTTAAAACCCAAACATTCTCCTTTGGTGCCGCCCAGAGATTTACTACAGTTAACTTACAAGATAACTCTATCATAACAATTCTTGAAGCTAAAGATTCCAATGGTAATACATGGTATGAAGTACCTTATCTTGCTCAAGATTATATATTAAAGCCAGTACAAAATACAGCGGCTAACTATCCTAGCTTATATCAGTATCAGAATCAAGTACCATACATGATTCAAAAACTAACTGTACCTAGAAGGTTTGTTTCAAGGTTTAAAGTTGATGGATCTTTAGATATAGAATTTGGTGCAGGTATAAATTCTGTAGCAGATACTGCTATTATACCTAACCCTAATGCAGTAAGTGTTGGATTCACTGGTGGTGGTTTAAGTACTTTGTCTAGCTCATTCGATCCTACTAACTTTGTAACTACACAAACTTATGGTCTAGCTCCAAAGAACACATCTATAACATTTCAATATCTTGTAGGTGGTGGTGCAAAAGCAAATGTATTATCAGGACAACTTACAGAAATAGTTTCATATACTGTGTCTGGTAATACTACGTATCAAAATACTATAGTTATAAATAATACAGAACCAGCCGCAGGTGGTGGAGATGGAGATTCTGTAGAAGAATTAAGATTTAATATAGCAGCAGAATTCCCAACACAACTTCGTGCTGTTACACAACAAGATTATTTAGCGAGAACTCTTTCTATGCCTGCTCAATATGGTAAAGTAAGTAAAGCGTACATAACAAAAGATGACGCTACTTTCAAGAACTATATGGATCAAGATCCAGGTCAGAGAGATCCTTTATCGATTAGTTTATACATTCTAGGATTAAACAGTCAAGGACAATTAGATGTTCCATCTCCAGCTATACTTCAAAATATACAAACGTATCTTAAAGATTATAGAATGTTGACAGACGCTATTAATATTAAGCCTGGATACATTATTAATATAGGTTGTGATTTTGAAATCATTATAAGACCAAACTATACTAGTCAAGATGTTATTGCTAGGTCAATATTAGCTCTTCAAGATTATTTTAATATAGACAACTGGCAGATTAACGAACCGATCATATTAGGAGACGTTTATACAATATTAGATCAAGTAGAAGGTGTTCAAACTGTAAAAAAAGTAAATATAGTAAATAAAACAGGTGAAGCAAATGGATATTCTAAGTATGCTTATGATATCTCAGCTGGCACATTAAATGGTGTAATATATCCTTCATTAGATCCTTCTATATTTGAAATAAAGTATTTAAATCAAGATATTCAAGGTCGCGTTGTAACATTATAAAAGTATAAAAATGGCCGTATATAAAATATTTGCATCTGCTGACGCTTCATTATACTCTAGTCAACCTGCTAGAAATACAGGTCTAGATGAAATATTAGAGGTAAGTGTAAAAAATAGCTCACAGCCTCTTAACTTCTTTGTTGATCCTGTACCATCTGAACCGTTATTACAAGACGATATTAGAAGGTCTGTTGTTTTATTTAATCAAACAGACTTGAATAAAATAAAAACATTTAGAACAGGTTCATGGCAGACAAATCTAAGACTATACTTAGCAAATGCAGAAAACTTAACTACAACATACACTTTAGAGGTAGCAGCCGTATCTTCTTCTTGGTCAATGGGAACAGGTAAATTAGCTGACAATCCACAAACAAGAAATGGTGTTTGCTGGTATAATACAGGATCGTTTACCTCAGCATCTAATAATTGGCCTAATGCATCGTACTATTTAACTCCTGGTGGAGGTAACTGGTTTGGTTCATTCGTAAGCCA